CTCTATTTCTTGTTCAAGTTCAATATCTGGTTTACCCGTCTCTGGATTATAAACAAAAGTTTTTGTCTTTAATTTTGGAAACTGTTTCTTTAATTTTTTCTGTTTCTTCTCAAAGTCTTTTAGTGACTTCTGCAAATGTGGTGGTAGGTCTTTGAATCCTTCTTCAATCTCAACTTCTTCTTTTTTGCCATAGGCCTTGAGTTTGTCATGCCTTTTCATTTTCATTTTCTTTCTATAATCTTGTATATCTTTAGCCATTTTCTCATCCTCCTTAGTTTTAGGAGCAGCCATATGTATACCACGATACTTTTTTGAACCTGTAGCTGGAGAAGGTGGTTGTTTTTCTACTTTTCCACCACTTCTTTTAAATTTTGACTTTGCTAATGCTAATTTTAATTGATCTTTTCTTGACAGGGCTTCATCAACCTCAACTTCTTCCTTCTTCTGCTGCCATTTTCTAATTGATGCAAATTCCTTTGCAGCATCAAAGGTAGGTTTATCACCAAAATGAAAAACTATTTTACCACTTTTGTCACTTGCTGCCCACATCTGAAATCTGTCTTTGCCTGATTTCTTAGTATCAACTATTATAAGTCTCGTATTACTACTTCTTACATCTTGATCCCAATGATGAACTTTAGATCTCCATACAATATCTTTAGGTTTAGGTTTAGGTGGTTCATCTTTAGTACCTAATACCCAACCTTTGCCTGGGTAATCTTTGTATAGTTCTTCAATCTCAACTTCTTCTTTTTGTTTTATCATTTTGTCCAATCCTTGTATGGTATTTTATTTCTTCTTTTTCTTTGGAGTATGTTTTCTTTTATGTTGACTTTTGGCAACCCTCAAAACTTCTTTACGATGCAAGTCACTTATATCCACATTCTGATACTTCTTGAACATCTTAACCATCTCAGCAAGAACCTTCATTAACATATCTACATCTGCAAGAGCATTGTGCCAACCCTTAACATCTATCTTCATTGCTGTACTCAGATTTCCCAACGTTGATGAGACTTTTTGTTTTCCTGTTGTTGTTTGAGTGGACAATGATTTCAAAATCACATCCAATTCTTCACTACCTTCCACCGATTTGAGTAACGGAATGAAATACATTTTGTTCAATTCAAGAGTATCCAATGTCTTGTATGTCTTCATCTTGATGCCATACATCTTCGCACGAATACCTAGATACTTTAAATCAAAAGGTGCATTGTGTGCAATCAAGACAGGATTATTGAACCTGTTTAAAAATTTAAAAAATACATTTATTGCATGAACTTCTTTTATGAATCTGGCTGTTTTTGCACCATAACGAGTCATCTTCAACACCTCTTGTGGTGTCTTTAATTTATCTTTCGGTTTTACATGTGAATCCCAATTTTCTCGTTCTGGTGTGCCTGGTTTTAAAACATCCTTTGTAACTTGCAATAGATTAACCTTGTAATCTATCTTATCAACTTCTTTGAATGTTGATCCATCATATGCAACCGCTGCAATTTCAGTAAGTTGTAGATAATCCTTTTTGGGAGTAAGTCCCATTGTTTCAGTATCAAAATAAATGAGAGTTTTTCCATTGAAATTCAAAACGGTATCTAACAATTCCTTAATTGAAAGTCCGTACAGTTGGGTTTTCCCCTCGCAAAATTGTTTAAATGTTTTCATCTTATGCACCACTTATTTCTCCACGAGCAGCAATGTCCACCTTGTCTTGACTCTTTGCCCACTTCTGAGCCTGTGCTTTGTTCTTAAATCCACTGGAAACTGGCATCCATTTGTTGCTCCCCACATGACCCATTGCATACCATTTCTTGTCGCTCGGGTTCTTGGAAACAATATACTTGGAATTTACTTCTTTTAGATATTCTTTGAATGTCAATAGAGATTCTTCTGATTGAATTGCTTTCAATCCCATTCCTTTACGAACATCATTCATCATATTCATTGTATTCTTGGCACCAAATCCTCTTGGAACTCCTCTCTTAAAGGATTTTAGATCTCCGTCTACAGCTGCGGCCCTCATCTTAGATGCAGACATTCCTGAAATGCCTTCTGCATCTGGATCACGTTCTCCTGCACTAACTACTTCGATTTCCTTGAAACTATAAGATGCTCCCTTGAGAGGCGCATCATCACCAGTTGCTCCATTGAACTTATCCAATTCAGTTTGAAACTCTCTCACTCTATCACTTCCAACAACCATAATTAATCTATCATAATACTTGTTCAAAATAATTGCAATAAGACGAAGAAACAATTTCTTCTTGTTCAATTCCACATCATAATATTTCATTTGTTTGGGAAACATTTTTTTCAAATAAAATACTTTTTGTTCCTTTGTCAGAGGATTTTTTTCTGGATCTACCGAATGACTTACAAGAACAAATGTATCACTATTCCTACCACCTTTTCTCTTCGCAACAGAAATGAGTGCATCCAACAACTTTCCGTGGCCAATCGTTGGAGGATTGAACCTTCCCCAACAAAATACTGCTGTCTTTAAATCTTTTGCCATTACTTATCCCAACTCTTTGCAACAGTAAAATTATTAAGTGAAAAAGTAAGTCTATCAACCAATTTGACTGCATTACCTTTCATGGTATCGATTGCAACAAATCCTTCGGGTGTAGTAACATCATATCCCGAATCAGTTTTAATAAAAGTTTTTGTCATTCCTTTAATCTTTTCCAATTTACGAACAATCAACATTTTTGCATCGATGAGTAGATTTTGCATTTCAAATATTTTAACCAATTGAGATGAATTACTTCTCAAAAATTTCACATGACTATCCATTTCTTCCTGTTTTACCTTCTTCATTTTATCTGTCTTCACTCTATCTACATCGTGCTTCAATCTATCATAGGCACTTGCAATCGTTCCAGCTGCATGTTTTCTTGGATTTGTAATTCTCTGTCCTTGTCTTATCATTTTGTTTGCGTATGTCTTTACCAAAATTCCAATCCGTTCTTCCTTCGCTATTGTATCAAGAACATCTCTCTTTAACTCATGAAACTTCGTTCCTGCCTGACTGAGAATTTTCGTTACTTCTTCTGTTTCTTTTTTTGTCATGGTAGAAGAACCAGAAGTATCTGTAAATGATGCATCTGCTTGCCAGACCGACTTTGTTTCTTTGAATGCACTATCTGAAACTCCGAAAGAGGCTTTCATACCTTCCATCGTATCACCACTATAAGTAGTGTGCCAGATGATTCCCATTTTAGATGATTTGATTTTTGAGGCGAGTTGTGAATTTTGTGGAACTGCATAAACGATTGTGTTTGGTTGGAATATAATATACGATTCATTATCAATTGTTTTAGTTTGTAGATCGTCTTTCGTGTACATTATATCACCTTGTAAAACCCCCTTGATGCCCACCTTTGAAAGTTCATCCAACGAAACATGGAGTTTGTCAGCAAGACCACCAGAATGATTTCTATCAATATCATCGTGTGTATAATTTACTTTCTTGGCACCTCCCATCTTGAAAATTCCTTTGGTTCCTACAAAGAACTTTCCATTCTCTGGATTGGTTCCTGCAAAGACTGCTGGAGCACCATCCCACTTGACAGTTATATTGACACCTGAACTAGCATTTCCTGCTAACATATCTCGTAAAGATTGCAAGAAACTAATGGCACCTCTGGTTCCATTGATGCCGTTGTTCAGTACTTCGTCTTCTAGGTGTTCTAAATGAAGGTTTTTACCTTCTTTTGCTTCAGAAAGATATTCTTTGAATCGTAACATTATTATTACAAAATTTTGTTTTTTTAAGGTAGGTATGACAATATACTGAGGGGAGAAGGAAGCACGAAAAAAATTCAGAGAATCTTTTATCAGAAAATTCCCCCAATAACCCTCATTAATTATTTATAAAACTAAGATACTTGGGGGTCATCTGGATCTGGAATCCCCATTGCTGCGGCAGCAAATTCATTCATATTGGACACAACAAAGCCAGGTGGGGGATCATCTATACTGAAAGTAACAAGATTTCCGAAATGATCTTCGACTATGAAGTGTTGTTCTGCATCTTTTGTGTGCATTTGATCAGTAATGCCAACACAATGGAGATGTACACCCATTTCTGGATGTACGTAATATCCGCCTATATAAATTTTAAGGGTGAATTTTTCTTTACGAAATGCATCTAGATCAACAACTTTGTTATTGTCTATACCATTCGTTTTGTTCATTTTGTGCCTGGCGAATGAGTTTCATTTCATCCTTCTTTCGTTGTCTTGCGGCC